TTGTTGTAATTTTTGCACCGTTATTTCTTGCAATAGCAGGAAGACCTCCTTTTATATACTCTATATTTAATTTTGCAAATTGATTAAAAAACTTTATTGAATTTAAAGTGTTATCTGTTGAACAATCTGCAATTATAATTCTAGTATCGCCTATAAACAATTGCTGGCGCAGATGCATTAATAAATGCGCAATGTAGTTTTCTTCGTTCTTGCATGGAACAACTATTGTTATTTTATTACTGAGTGACATGTGTTAAACTTTCATCATCTTTTTCTTTAGTCCATGTTATGATTTCCCATCGACCATCATGATGTTCTACTAGTGCTGTACAAGACTCAACCCAATCACCATCATTCATATACATGACACCATCTATTTCTTTTATTTCAGCATGGTGTATGTGTCCACATATTACCCCATCAAACTCACGCTTCTTACAATAGGCAGCTAGATTTTTTTCAAACTGAAAGATAAAGTCTATTGCTTTTTTGACTTTGTATTTAAGGAACATGCTAAGACTAAAGTACCCAAAACCCATACGATGACGTATCCAATTGAATTTACTATTGAGTGACAGAATGAAGTCATATGCTTTATCTCCTAAAAATGCAAGCCATGGCGCTAGTCGTGTTATACCATCAAACATGTCACCATGCGTAACTAAGTAATGTTTACCATCTGCGCCTATATGTTCTGTTTGATTTTTAATTTCAATTAAACCGAAACTAAAACCATATGGTATCATTGGTCTTAAAAACTCGTCATGATTGCCTGCTACATAAACAACCCTTGTACCACGTTTAGCATGGCCAAGGATTCTGCGAACTACATTAGTATGAGATTGTTTCCAATGCCACCGATTCTGCTGGATTTTCCAAACATCAATAATGTCTCCAACCAAATAGAGAGTATCGCAACTATTATGTTTAAGGAAATTATTTAACTTGCCTGCTTGACAATCACGAGTACCTAAGTGAACATCACTTATGAATATCGTTCGGTATCTCATACACTAAATGAACTCCCGCAACCACATGTTGATTGAGCATTTGGATTAGTTATTACAAACTGTGAGCCTTGTATATCTTCTTTGTAATCCACAGTTGCGCCTGTTAGATATTGCATGCTCATAGCATCTATTAATATTTTAGTTTTCTCAAGAGGTATTTCAAAATCGTCTTCGTTCATTACCTCATCGAATGTAAACCCATAACTCATTCCACTGCACCCACCACCTTGCACGAATGTTCTTAAACACAAGTTGGGATTACCTTCTTCTGCAAAAAGGTCTAGAATTTTTGTCTTTGCTGATTCTGTGATTGTTATCATACTCTGAAACTTTCTCCGCATCCACATCGGTCTTTTTCGTTTGGATTTTGAAAGTCGAATCCTTCATTGAGTCCAGTACGAACCCAATCCATAGTCAATCCATTTAGATAAACGTCACTTTTTACATCTACAAGAACTACAAAATCTTTCTGTGCATAGTTAATCACACCAACTTCTGCTTCATACTTATCTACATATTCCATAGTATATGCAAGTCCACTACAACCAGTAGTTCTTACACCAAGTCGAATGCCAATACCCTTACTACGTTTCTGAAGTTGAGATTTAACTTTCTCATATGCTTTTGCAGTCAGTGATATCATATCTTAGGTCCATAAAATATTTGAGTGCTGCCTTCACCTGTGCCTAATACACAGGCTATTTTATCATCAAACTGAATTAATGTCCATGTCTTGGTTTGTTCGTTTACAAACAAACTATATTTTGGCAGGTTGGCACCAGATTCAATACCCATCCAGATGGACTTTTCTTTGTAGTCACTACCAATCAATCCTTGAAACAATGTTTCTGCGTCAACACATTCTACTGTCTTTTTCAGAGATACTGAATGTGCGAATATAGAACTTGTCAGTATGACAACAAAAAATATCCACTTAATCATATTTTTTCTTATAGTCTTCTACTGCTGCTTTGATAGCATCTTCTGCTAGTATTGAACAATGTATCTTAACTGGAGGCAGTGCTAGTTCTTCGGCAATGTCGGAGTTTTTAATTGATCCTGCTTGGTCGATGTGCATGCCTTTGACCCACTCCGTAATGAGGCTTGAACTCGCAATAGCCGATCCGCAGCCATACGTTTTAAATTTCGCATCTGTAATAATACCTGTATCAGTGTCAACCTTTATTTGTAGTTTCATTACATCTCCGCAAGCAGGTGCACCAACCATACCAGTACCAACACTAGGATCAGTCTTCTCAAAAGATCCGACATTCCTAGGATTTTCATAGTGGTCAATAACCTTATCTGAGTATGCCATTATGTTAACAAATGAATTGCTTCATTATAATGTTTAATGCGATCCTCTAATCCAATGTAACCACCATTAATCTTACGTGTCATGGTTTTAATATCACCAGAGTCTGCTTCTTTGTTTAATCCGTTTTTATTCCAAAACCAGATAGCTGACATTAAAGCAAAGTCACGATCCGCAGTAACCCAATCTGGATTCTCAAATATGTTTTGCCAGTCATCAAACATTTCTTTGGCAAATGCCATGTAGTTTGCTTTACCAGTTAATTGAATTGGACCACGCCCACGATATTTCCATCCTTCACCAGACGACTCTGGTCCATTACCCATACGCCCACCATAAACTTTATTGGCAATCATTTCTGGCTTGCGTGCATAAGGTTGTGCTGATTCAAGTGTAGGGAAATACTTTTTAAAGATACCATTTAATCCCTGCGCAGAGTAATTAAGGTTTTCTTCAAATGTTGTCCAACCACCAGACTCATGTCCACACTGAGCAAGGAATGCTGCAATACGTTGTGGCGTATCAATGTTATATGTTGGAAATACATTATTCATGGCATCTACCCAACCATGTGGGTCTTGTGCTCTTGGGAATAGATGGGCAAACTGTTCTGGAGTGATCATTTAATTTCCTGTAGTGTCTTCGTATCTTAGTTTTGCTAGGATGTAATCCTTAACAAGTGAACTTCGCACGATATCGTCAGGAGTAAATTCAACTCGAGTAAAAGCACCCATGTGATGGGCAATATCAAAAAATTTCAAAATTCCAGACATATCGTTCTTCTTCTTATTTAGATCTGTCTGACGATAATCGCCACACCATATGATCTTAGAACGATAACCGACACGTGTCATAACTGTGTCGATCTCTTCAAATGTTAAATTCTGCATTTCGTCAACAATAATGATAGCATCATCAAATGACATACCACGAATGAATGAAGTTGAAATAAATTCAATATGTCCTTGCTCTTCTAATCTATCCCATGCATCTTTGCGACCAAATAAAGTGTCACAGATTTGACGATATGGTTGTTGATAAATTTCCATCTTCTCATTAACGTCTCCTGGAAGATGACCCATCTCACGTGATTGTACGGCAGATCGTACAACAATAATTTTATCGAATGGATTTGTTTTATCCATCACTTCTTCAATTGCTTTGTATAAAGCGCAGAAGGTTTTTCCTGTCCCCGCAACTCCATGTAATGCTACGAAATAATCACCACGTTTGTATGCATCAAAGAAAATCTTTTGATTGTTCGTTAATGGTTCAAATGTTTTTAAGTCATCAAGTCTTAATTTTAAGTGATTGTTTATTGCTTTAATTGATGATGATCTAGCAGGTGGCTCACATTGTACATTATCAGGTGCTATTTTCTTTGCTGATGCTCGAGCCATAGTTACCCTTATATTTGAGATGAGAAATTATTTAAATTACTTCCTGGAGTTTTTTCGTGAATCTTTTGTAATACCTCCTTAAATCCCGTGTCTCTTTTAATGACGATATGATCACCAGTGAATGCAGGTGCACTCAGCAATGCTTGTTCGATATTGGGGTTTTCAATAAGGTATTGCTCCTTCTCAGCAATCTTCATAATTCGTTCGAACACTTCACCAGTGTCTTTGTTTCTAAAATCATACGTTGGCATAATATCTCCTCACTTGTATTTATCAAAATAACTATGCTGGAACTGGAATCATTTTGAACTTTACTTTATTTTCAGCAATTAAAGCAATAGCCTTGTGGTTTTTATTACGCCAAGCAGATACGAACCAGCTTGGAATTGGTCTATTTGTCCAAATAGCAAATGGCTGTTTATCATTAATGTAATAATTATGATATGCTTGGATAGAATCCCCAACTACTTTATATTGCTCTGGCATACACTGTGGCATTGGAGTTGCAAAACCGACTGGAATATTAGTCGGTGGAAAAGACAAAAATGGAATCAATCTTTCTGCAACATGATGTTTTCCATAACGGAATGTATATTCTTTCATAAGATCTCGCCACAGATTATACAACCACCAGTAATTATCTAGTGATTCACGACACCAAATACCTGATGGGTGTTTCATGTGCGATGCCATATACAAATTATCTTCACGAGCATCATCTAATTTCCATCTCATGGCTTTGCGACCAGAAATAGACTTACCTTCATACTCATAACCATCAAGAAGACGATGAGCAGTAGAAAGAAGTTGTGCGTATTCCAAAATCATCTTAACGACATGTTTGTCGAGATGTTGTTTCGCACATTCTTTAGTATCTTCGTGGAGATAAAATATATTCATGGTATAATCAATGCTCCGTTTTTATCAAATTTTTGACGGGGAACGTCAGTCCAATATTGTTTGACATTACCACTACCAAATTCATCATGTTCCCAAATTTGCATTTGAAGTTTTACAGTTTCAACCTTACCATTATCACCAACAATTTCAGCAACACGAAATTCATATGATAATGGCTTCACAAAGTGTACCTGTAAAGCAGGTTGCGTTACAGGAACAGGTTGATTAATATAAAGTTGTTTTGTACTTAACGAAATCATTTCAACATTTTCCAAAAATTAAAAGCCATTGAGACTCTCTCACCATTACCATCGTTCGGTAAAACACGATGCATTAAATCATCAGGAAATAATAGCAACAACCCTGCATAGGGTTTAATCTGGAAGATTTCTTTTTTAATTTCATACTCAAAGCTACCAGCATTTTCTGGAACTTGAAGATAAAGGACTCCACACATTTCATCAGTAGCACCTTTATCATGATCATGCCATTCATTGTAATCATTGCCAGTATTGATATTATACCAGTAAGTTATATCTCCAGCAATGCCAGCTGCAGCTTGAACTTGATCTATAATTTCTGCTGCCCATGGATATGTTTTTCGATTACAACGATCACTCTGCCATCCACCTTTATTACTTCGTTTAACACATTCAGCTACGCCACGTAATGCTAAAACATTATTAACAAAAGTTTCTGGTAAAGTAAGTTCAACTAATTTTAGACCCATAACATTCGAATTAAACCGACAGTATCAATCGTTGTTAACAGTATGTAGTTAGCCAACATGCCAAAAGATTTCCTAGTCCAACTAGCCCAAGCATACAAAGCACAGCCAGTGATCCAAACGGGATAAAGAGCAAGTAGCGGAGGGTTGGGGACTGTAATTGCCATAGTAATCGAACACCCAATACTAATAGCCCAAGCAAACAACTCAACAGCAAAGCGAATTCGATTAGACTTAAAGTCATCTTTAATCCATTGTAAAGTTGGTTGAAATATATCAAGCATGAGTCATTGCACTAATTTGTAAGATTTTTGTATCTAGTACACGAATAGTTTCTGATGCTTTATGATGTAAAATTCCATGCCCACCAGCAGCATTGAATGGATCAATACAACCAACAGAGTCATCAATCAATATTGATGTAGGTGTCGCATACTTAGCTTTTTCTTGTTTGCTATTAACAAAGTTAGCCTTGTAAGGAATGTTGTGGCTGTCCAGCCAGTGATGTTTCTGGTACTTGGCTTCGTTAGCCTGAAATGGATCATGCGTGCCAGTAGAGGTTAGAATCTCAATTTTAACATTTAACTTAGAAACATGGTTCAACAGTTCTGTGGTGTCTGGCATCATTTCTAGATCTTTGAAGATGTGGAAATCCATTACTGCTGCCCTAAATCTTTTAGGGTTATCTTCAGCACCAGTCCTAAGTGCTTTGTATGCTTTATCAAAGTTACAAAGCACACCATCCATATCAAGGTAAAGTGTAATAGTATTCATAGTATAATTATACCTCAAAAAATCTTGCAAGTCAAACGAATTTTGAGAAATCTGGTGGAGTCCAGCCTTCTGGTTTAAGAATCTTCCCATCTGCACGACGAATAACAAATCCAGTTTTCTTATCGATTTTAGCGAGATTACTTTTTGCACCTTCATCCCATGCTGCTTCACAATCCCAACCACGTGATTTCATATAACCAATAATAACCCAAATCATATCAAAACATGCATCAAGTTGTTCAGCATTATCTAAATCTTCATAAGCATCTAGAAACTCTTGATATTCTTCATCAATAAGTTTTTTATACAAAGCTGATAGTTCATTCCGTGCAACAGGAGTTGATGCATGACGTTGACCACAAGCTGCAAGAAATACTTCAACATCGGTAAAAGTTTTACACATTATTCTATCATCCTTAATAGTTGTTTAATTTGCGCTTTTAATTCCTTATTTTCTTCTTCAAGGTTAAAGCACTTTTTCATATAATGCTCAAGTGCAGTTTCTGCATATTCGCACACGTTTGTTTCAACTGGTTCGGTCATCGGTTTCTATCCGTATCATAGTAATACTTACTATGCTCTTCTTTCTTTGAAAGACTCCATGAACCATCTTTATTGTCAGTCCAATCAAGTACATCGCCTTCTTTCCAACCAGCACTCTCAAGTAATTCTGGTGGTAGTGGCATAATTAAATCACCACTACCATCATCTGCTTCTTCTAGTGTAATAGTCCAACGTGTCATAATTCAACAACCTTTAGTTTAAAATCATCAGCAAGTTGTTCATATCCAATATAACCACGTGGATTACAAACAACACGAGTAGTACCAATCATGTAATCAAACAACTCATGAGTATGACCATGAGTCCAAAGTTTGATTCCTGGACGATCTAAAATAAATTCAGATAGATCGCTATGATATCCACCATTCATCAAATCATCTTTCTTATAACGAGGATGACATGATTGATGAGAAGGTGTATGATGACCAACAACTACCATTTGTTTCCATGGTGGCATGTCGGTATAGATGTGCTTGATATATCCAAGCATTTTCTTATGTTCTTCAACAGCATCTTCAGGGCAGAAAATAGCTGGACGAGTTCTAAAGGTTGGTTTATCTGGATTCTCAACATCATCGTAAGTTTTGTAATTAACTACACGATTACTATTATCAACACAGCGGAAGTCATTCATCATTGTACGAATAGCATGAAGAGTCAGAGGATCTTCTTTGTTCATGTCAGTCCAAAGAGTGCCACCTACAAACACAGTATCGTTTAACTCAAAGATTTCTCTATCAAGAATATGCAAGTTATCGATGTACGCAAGACGAGATTTTAAATCAGAAATGGTATCTTTGAAATCACCATGATAGTGCTCATGATTACCAGCTACGTACAGTACATGCGGAAATTCTTTACCACAATTTTGAAAGAATGTATGATATCTAGAAGACTTACCAAAGTCTACAATACCCATTGGGTCATGTTCCATTAAATCACGTGCAACGCAGATGTCTCCACTAAGGATAAGAACATCTACGTCTCCTGGATTTTCTAGAGTGATTGGTCCAAACTCCAGATGCAGGTCACTGCAAATTGCTATCTTCATTTTGATTACTCTTATAATAACGAAACAGCTTCACACACTGGAGAAACTGTTTTGGATAATGTTCAAAGTTAGGAAGTTTATCACCATAGTGTTCTTCTAACTCTTCGTAGAATTTCAATGCCTCTTCATCAGTCATTGTTTTCTTTTTTCACATGTTCAGCCAAGTACATTAATGCAACACGTGCCATAGCCTGAGCATGTTCAATTGATACTGGAATAACCACTTCTTCACCAGAACGAATTTTATCGCCTCTAAAGAGAACATCTCCCACATCACGTGGAAATGATGAACCATAAGATGCAATAAAATCCGAGTCTTTGTCTTCGGAGGTAGGACTGAATGCAGAGATATAATATCGAACACCATCAAATGGATCATCGACCATTACAATGCCTACATTCGTTCTTCCACAGAACCACTTTGAATCAACAATGCTCATTTCTTTTTCCAATGTGAATGATGCCCTTTATTGAGAATCACACCATTCCATATCATAGTTAGTGCCACACCAATCTGCTTTGTTGCAGCGTTAAGGTAGTATGACCGATAAGAATTATTATACTCTACTTTCTTTTGCAAAGCAAATCTTTCCAACCTAGTCTTGTACCCTAGCTTTTGTATCGGCTTTTTGAGCCTTACGTTCTGTTTTCCAAAAAACACGTTTCCAGTCCTTTAAATGTTTCCACCATTGAGGGGATTTAGTCAGATTGCCCTGTTTCACGTTCGCCATATAATTCTCCACCATAGTAGTTCAAGATTGCATCGATGTGCATAATCAATACTTGATTATTCACCACATCGTCTGGATGCATCCATGTGGGATTCTCAGTTTCCATTGTATCAAAGTATTGTTTTAGTTCTTTCTTCATATAATCTCGTGCATCGGTTAGATTCAATCGTGTGATCATATCTGCAGTTTCGTAGTCAATTCCTAATTGTTTCATAATAACTCCAAAGTTTAAAAGTTTACCACTGTTTCCATATTATACTCCCAATCATAAATGCAACAAAACTTATTTCAAGCACACCTGCAATCAACATCACAACGATGTCTGCCAGTCTGCTATCCTCCCAGAGGAAAAGGATCTTATCCATACTTAGCATTCAATATCTATATTACGACCTTTATCCAAACCAAGTCTAACATTACGTGAGACTCGCTCTGCAATAATTTGATCAAAGTTACGTCGCTCAACTAATTTATGATAATCATCTTCTCGTTTATCCTGTAGCTGAGTACGTTGTATACGATCCAACTCTAAATTGTGGGCAGTAATCTTAGAGACGTTCATTTAAACGACTCCATCCATTTCAATAAAATATCTCTTGCTTCATGACGTGATAGGTCAAAGGCAGCTGCAAGAGGGGAAGCTGCACCAAACATATTAATCGCTCCTGATTCACGAAGTTCGTTTAGATAATCAAAGGCAGTCTGAAGATCTTTTTCATCATGGTTCATAGTTTCTCTCCGCAATGTGGACATAGTTTAGTATTGGCATTACGCATTTCCTTAAGCGTTTTGTTTAGCTTACGAGCATCAGTTACAGTGCGACGTATGGCTTTCTTATCTCGTTCATGTTTAGCTTTACTCAATTCTTCCTTAAGACGTACCTTCATCTTATCTAGCCGACCTTCGAAGATCTCAATAAAACCTGTTATACTATTTGAAGAACTCATGTTTCTTCCTCTAGGATAATCAATAGTTCATGTGCAAATTTTTGACAAAATATGTTGAACCACAACTCATTTATAACTTCTTCTGGCGCACCAGCTTTGATTGCTATTTCTTTTAGAAATTCGTTCATTCTGTATCCGTTCTTTTATCTACATTCGATCGATCTGCCATATAGAAAACACCTATGACAAACCCTAATATCATTCCCCAAAAGAAACTCATGCTTCTATTCCAAAGTGTGTTTTAATAAACTTCCCAGCAGTGCTAGGTGCATCATATGCTTCATTCAGTGTGTCAACTAAATCGGCACATTCCCGAACAATCAACTGGGCGAACTTTGCCATAACAGTAGAGTCCAGAGTATCTTTTGGATCGTACATATACACAGCATCACCCCACATAGCAATGCCAGCCTGTTCAGCAAGTTCATTAATTCGTTCGTTCATTCTTCAACCCCGAAATGATGTTTAATCTTTCTAACCGTATCCTTATCGTGTTCTTTCAACGCACGGACTCTTTCATTAGCAAAAGGCTCATGTGGATTTAGTATCATGTACTTTTGATCCACAAACAATTCAGCACATTCTCGAACAATCAACTCGGCGAACTTTTCGTTAAACTGTGTATGCCAATCTATGTGTCCATCTTCCCAAATCTTGCCAGGTGTTTTACTTCTAACAGGTGGAGTATATACTTCATTCACATAGTCACCAGCCTGCATAATAAGTTCTTTAATTCGTTCGTTCATTCTTCAACTCCAAAGTGTTCTTCCAACTGTTCTGCCGCAAAATGATCGTCCAATGTGTCTTTCAAGAAGTTACAACATTCCTGCACAATCAACTCGGCAAACTTTTCTACTTCCCACTCATTATCAAAAAACTCTGTATGCAACACATTAGCCTGTTCGGCAAGTAGTTTAATTCGTTCGTTCATATTAGTCATTCAATTGTTTATATACCATGCAAGAGGAAAAAGTACCCTGATGCCAGCATGTGGTTTCTGTAGAGTTCCATACCTGATAGGTATCGTTAATAAGATGTCGTATAACCATGATGAACCTTTTCAGTGAAAATTTTTCTCGGCGATATTTTTTAGCGAATGTGAAATCAAAGTCATGAGGTGTAGCTAACAATGGTCTTAGTGAAACATCCTTCTTTATACAGATAAGTTCTCGCCTCTCTGCATGGCTGTCTATGGAGAGGAGTCCCGAAACTTCTGCTAAGTCACTCAGAATACCCCTACCCCCTCTTTATACAGTAGCGTTAGCAATGCTCCAGATAAACCATATCCAGAACACCACTGTTATCACCTTGACAAACCAACTGTCAAGGAATGCTTTAATCCTCTCCGTAATGCCCATAGTCTTCATCCGTACCAAATCCAGCAGATGCCATGGCAGAGTCATGATCACCATCCATAGAGTCATTATACTCATCTGGGTCTGGGTAGCTTTCCAACACATCGTACACCATACCCAGTGGCACTTCTAGTATCTTTGCGATGGTTGGGGGCGCAACACCATCATCCAACATCTCACGTATTTGCATATCCAGTTCAGCCATTTTACTCATTTTATTTCCTTAAGCAGTTAACATGTAAGTAGCAAGGTCTTTCCAATCGGTGTTTGCAGCACGGATCTTGGACACAGAGATCAGGGTACGCAGGGAGATCTCAGACACGTCATCCTTGATCTCACGAATAAGACCAAGAGCATCAGACTTGATCTTTTTGTCGTACTCAGGCAAGAACTCAGGCAGATTTGCAATGTATTCCATACGATCGATTTTCTGCTCAGTAGTCATGCTCAGGTCGATCATCATCGAACGTGAACGGATAGCCTGATCGATCTTGTCCTGACCCAGATTCGAGATAAAGATTACACGACCTTCGAAGTTAAAGCTACGTGGCAGGTCTTCATCCTTCATGTCAGCATTCCAAGAGATGATACGCTTACCGTAAGAGTCAAGAGCACCTTTAAGCAGGTTTAGTGCAACAGGGTCTTTCAACACAGCGTCACAGTCATCAAACACGATGACAGAACCATTGTTCTCAAACAGGGTACGATACAAACCCTTGGCAGTAGAGTACCCCTTAACAGTAGTAAAGGACTTGCTCTTACGGATCTTGGTACCAACTTCGAATGCAGCCAGATCAGACACATCGGTGTAACCAGCAGCTTCCAAGGTTTTGATCACTGTATAAGTCTTACCCAGACCACCAGAACCAGTCACCACTGCTGAAGGCTGAACACCTGACGCAACCATTGACACCAGCTTTTCTACGAAACCGAAGCGAGCATTGATACCAAACTTTTCAGTCTTGGCAGCAGCTTTCTCAGCTGACTCTTCGAAGTTGATCTTTTCGCCAGCCATCTCTTCCAGACGACGCTCAACGTAACCTTTGCCCACAGAGCGGACAACGACTTTACCGTCGATAGCACCAACAAATTTACCAGAGATAGAGTCGAATTTTACAGAGACATTCATTTTTAGTTCACCTTTTTCATCACAATAGACTTATTATACAGCAGGTACGAATTAAAGTAAAGCCCCTACAGAGAGTAGGGTTACTTCTTTGTTCCACAGGTCGCAGTAGTACTTGGCATCACGCTTTAGGTCGCATGCATCGACCACAAAGTCTCCGTCCATGATGTACCACACAGTTTTCTCGACTCCAGTGCGAGACTCAGTGCAAGCACGTTTAATAGTATAGTTCGTTTTCGTAGTCATACAGTGATTTTACATCTAGACCGAATAAAAGTAAACATCTTTCTGGAATAACCCTCAGATTTGGTAGGGATTAGCTATCTCATCAACCCTAACACAGTTATTCTACTCTCGAGTCAAGTAAAAATCAAATATATCTGTGTTTTGCGACCAAAAAACAACGATTACCAGTCTGCATCTGTCCATAAATCACCATCTTGCACGAATTTCCCGTCTGGTAAGGTCTTTACCACTGGTGGCACCAACAAATCCTCATAGTTTAGCTCTTGTAGGTCAGTGTCAGTGGGGTTAAGTGCCTTCTTTCGGGCATGTTTCAGTACAGCGATGAAGTTTTCAGTGTGTTCTTGGTGTATGCCAAGGGCATGATTGGCTTTCGCCTTTTGTGACAGCACCTCGATGTGTGCTCGGGTATGTTGGCGTGAGTTTCCACAGCTGCGTGTGCAGTATGGACCACGTTTTTTATGCGCAGTGCCACATGTTGGGCATATTTTTTCTTTATATCGAGACATTTTGGGCAGTATAAATGCAATCCTTTATTTAGTGCCCACTGCGATAACTACCATAGAGGTACGACTAAATAGCATCATTGCGTTTTATCCACATAGCAATTGCTTTATCCAGTTGTCCAATCTGCTCTAGACGAATATCATCCATAATATTCATCATGTCCATATTCATATTGGATTGAGTCATCTTCCATAGTATGGCTCTCTTAATGGATAGCGTATCTAGTACTACGTCATAATCCTTTTCGTCATTCATTGTGCTCATCCTTCCACTTAGTCAACATCGTTGTTAATTCTTTATTGTATTCTATTCCATCTAGAGGATCGTAATCTTCTATGAAACTCTTAATGTATGTAATTGCCTCTACAGCTTCTGCCTCAGTACACTTATAAATTTCCATAATGAATGTGGGAATCTTTTCGGTCTCATGTTGCATTAGTTCTATTAGATCTTCGTACTCCCAATCAATGATATGATCCATGTCGTACCATAGTGATAGTTTACCATTGCAGTTATAGAATGCGTACCATGAGGAATTAGACCAGCGAGCGTAACTCATTTTGTTTTCTCCGTTAGTTCGTTTACAAAGTTTAATAGTAACTTATGATGTCTACCATTATGCCAGTGTTTCTCTATGTATTGCCATGGCTTTTCGTACCAATACTTTGGTGCTTCTAGATGACAACCAATTAAACCTATTCTGCCCTGTATGATTGCCATTGGATCATTGTTGGCGTAACGAGCAATGACTTTAAAATCGTCTTCCTCTCCGAGAATACAGCAACCATCATAGAAGTACATTTTTTCTGGTGTGTCATTCCATACGACATCGGCAACTGTACCATAACTACGTCTAACATCAGCATCGGGTCTTTTTATATACTGGGTTACGTCTGCATTAATGAGCAAATCAAAGTACCTACTTCCAGCCCAATACGCACCCATACATATACCAAGGTAGTGACCACCACCATGTATAAAATCGGCGATTCGATTGGCTCTGGTTCTGGTAAAGAAATTAGGATAAGAGTCGCTATCGCCGATGCCACCAGGAAAAACAATAACATCAAGATTGATAAAAAAGTTAGGATCATCTAATTCGCTTTCTTCAAATATTCGTATCTGATACTCTTCGGATAGTGCATGTACTAGGGCATATACGCAGTCCTCGGAACACTCAGGATGATGCAGGAATATAGCCATGCGCTTTAATGGATAGTTACGCTTTCTTGCAAACTCTGCTTGTTTCTCTAGTGTGGACTCACTGTATCCTTTATCGGACATGTGAGACTCAGCAACTTGGATATTATCGTCCATGGTCTGATCCTTAGTAAGAATAGTATGTATCAGGACCAGTGGCGAGTGGGTGTTTATCGTTGATTACTCGTATTGCCCATACGATGTCATTTATATCTGGTCTCTCTCGCCATGAGCCAACGAATACACCATGCACTTCTCTCAACCCACGTATTTGTGATACGTCATGCAGGTATACATGTGTGTTCGTTGATTTATTAATACGCTTTAGATAGTCAAAGTATTCTCTAGAATCTCCGCAGATGATATAGTGTTTCATTCATGCTCCATCCTGGCACATGCCCATGCAGCTTTAAGCCACTCAATGGCACGTTCATTGGTCATATGTTGTACCTCATCATAGAATCGATCTCCACGAGTGGAATAGTTTTCTCTCTCATTGAACCACTCATCAAAGTCTTTATACTTCATACAATATCCTTGGAGGCTTTCCAGTTGTCAAATTTATCAGCCTGTTCTATTAGCCAGTCGTCAGCTTCTTTCTTAGAATTAAAGAATGGTGAAATGCTTATATATTTTTCGTTTACATAGAAGTATGTATACGTATGCATACCAGCGTCTCTATATTCAACCAGCTTCATTTTGTTTCTCGCTTGGTGGTGTCTGTGGTGTTTTACGCATGGCGTTCATCAGGTCTTCGATGGTATACTTCCCAGTGGCAATACCAGCAACGATTTCAGCAATTTCTCTAGTTGTATCGCAGCATTTACACTTCATTTTTGTCTCCAAATTCGGTAGTTTTACATGCCCAATGAACGACAACCCAGTCGTCAATGCATGCCTCTCTACTTATATCATCTCCCTTACCAGCTTCGATCATTTTAATAGACCAGTACTTGTAGTAGGATGAAAGAATTTGGTCTTCACTCCATGTTTCTTGGACATGTTGACCAAATTCTCCTGGAAATGCAATTGTCCAATAGTTCATTTTTCGTTCAGCAAGTACTTGTTGGAGATTGCTTTGAACGTCATGCCACCATTGACTTCCTTGAACACGATACCTTCTCGTTCGCAACCAATCATGCCCATAACTGATTTACCTTCTGCGAACTTCAGCAACTGAGGAATGTCAGTGATACCAAGAGTATCATACAGTTCAGCAGCAGATGCCAGCACTGGCACATGTTGTAGTCCGATGTTTGTAATTAAAGCATGACGATCAGCAGGATTCAAATAGCAACCATTAGAGATATCATAAACATCGAACACATGGAACATTGGTTGTGATAACTTGTAGATATTACCTTGGATTCCTGGACCAATCAACTCACCTTGGATGGCAAAATTCCAGTTTTCGTCAGTTTCATTGAGCATCTTTGCTTCGATATTATCTCGACGTGCAACCTGCCAGAATGTATTTCCTTCAGTTTCCTTTAGGTCAAGGTTACGTGAGCAAACACCAAACTCGCCATCGATTAGGTAGCATGTCATCGATGAGCCTTCAAGTTTCTCGGTAATCTCAAACTTCATTCCAGCTTCAATGGCACCGACAATTTCCTGTACCAAATTCTGAGCACGTTCTTGGTCAGTTTTGGGAATCACTGACGGAAAGTTACCCTTAGCCATACCAGCCAACTGAGCATTCATGGGCATTTCCCATTTGATAATACCAAGTGGCTCGGACACATCGTCACCCAAAATATCACATTCGGTAGTTGATGGCAGGCAGTAGACTGTAGACAGTGGCAACAGCAAACCCTGTGACAATTGACCACGCAGTTTAATAGTACGCAGACGTTCGCCTTTGATGCCTTCAAACTCTCTAGGCTCTTTACCTTTAGACAGGAATGCCGCCAGTTCAGTAGGAATCCAAGAGTCAATCTCACAGTAGACTGCCAGATCACCGACAGTGTACTCACCTTTCTTTACAACAACTTTCCAACCACCAACAGTGGCGCATTCGATGGCATCTGCTCCATCAATAGGAGTCAGTGCATCAATCCTACGAATTGTAGCAAGTTTACGCATTTTAATTCCTTAATCACCACCATGAATTATAATAAACCACCTTGCCTTCTTTAATAGCAATGCGGCACTTTTGAACAAACATCAAGTCTTCACGCATTGTCTCGAGATCAGGTGGATTATCACCAAAGAAAAATCCCGATGTGCGTGGTAGATTGTCTTCTAGTAATGCTTGTTGCAGATTATCTAAATCATCCAAAGTCAACTCAACGGGAATGCAGTTGAAACTATCAGCATCACCACCTTTGTCACGATACAGGTTCTCCATCCAACCATGCAGGTCATGATGCTTACGCCAGTAATGCAACTCTTCACGTTCAGCACCTTCGGCAATTTCTAACTCACTGATTGCGTCTCGCTTTGAGACAGCATATGCGTACATATCTAAACCCATAATATTCTCCTTACCAAGCTATAGGGTGGATGTATTCGGCTTTGCCGATATAAAAGGTGCGACCATTACTCAGCATACGTGCTGTGCGAGTCGACTGTTTGACGTAGTCGCAACCATTGAGGTGGAACATGCGTCCAATGCGTAGTTCTGAAAATTCTCTACCCATAATATTCTCCTTAAAGACTAGTCAATTGAATTTCAAACGTATGCTGTTTCATATTGTGGTCATAGTAACGCACAGTGGTACCAATGCCAGCATGCTTACCCATCAGGTCAAGCGCATAGTACAACGCATCATTCTGAAGAATGAAGTCACCAACACGACGTTGTTTGATAGCAGTGGATGTAGTGTAAAAAGAAACACCATTGACGACAGCACGTAATTTCATTCTATTTCCTTCATGTAAGAAACACCAACAATCATGCAACCAAATCCAACTAAAGTAACAACCAAGAGTTGTATACCTTGGAACAGGGAGATATCAACTGTTTGTTCGATACCACCAACTACGCCCATTATAGCGAGCAAACCCAAAAAGAAAAACAAGAAACCTTTAGTCATTTTAATCTCCAAAAATTAAGCAGGGATTCTAGAATCCATCATTTCAGACAAGATGAACTTTGCGATGTTGATGTTTTTGCGAGCCTGATCAGTTGCCTGAGCATTACCGAAAGTCATCAATTCTTGAGCATCAGACAAAACACCCATTGCAACCATCTCGAGACCAGAGCAGCGAGCAGTGATAGAATTCATATATTCTTCACGGATGTCAGCTTCAGTCATACCGTAGCACTTCGTTTCAAATTCAGTCATTTCAGTTCCTTTTCGTTTCATCATATAATGATTATACATCGGAACCGAATAAAAGTAAACATCTTTCTGAACACTGGTAAGTTGTTGATCTAGAAGGGAAAATAGACCCTACACTCAGTAGGGTTATTCATTAAATTTGATCAACTAGCATGCCGTTGCTTCGTTTGTCCCTTAGGCTTTCCAGTTCCTGCAGGTGACGCTTTTCTTGGATTGTTAGTTCCTTGAACGTCTTTCTTGGGTTTGCGCACATCACGCACTTTGGATTCCCGCAACTTACTGGGCTGTGATCTAGCAGTTCGTGTGGATTCTTTACTTCTATCCCGTGTGCTTTCGCTATCTTTGTCTTTCGTGCTACGACGATTTCTTTTTGGTGGATTCTCTTGCTGTGTTTCAGCTTGCTCTGCTCGTCCATAAACATGCTCCTCGTATTTTTCTTTAGTTACTTCGTACCAATCGGTTGATTCAATCCAGAAAATACTTTCACTGAATCTAAGTTGGGACTTGAGGTTGTACCCACGACAGGGTACAATGTGACTGAACCCACCTTTCCATTTTGTGTCAATGAAAAAGTAAGAATCAGATGGCACTTTGTTAGTATACATTATATAAAAGGCTAAGACAAAAAATCCTGCCGAAGCAGGATTACTTTTTAACCACCACGCCCAACATTGCGTTGAACGGGACGACCAGCAATTTTATTCACAGTTTGCTTAACTAGCTTTGTAGCTTCTGTATGAGAGAATCCTTTTGTTTGTAGCTGCTTCCTTGCTTTCTTTTTTGCTCGCTTCAACAACTTCTCAGCATGCCATTTTTCGCTGAACTTTTGCTCTACAATCTCAGTCATATTTTCTCCTGTAAATTTGGAGCGGGATAGGAGAATCGAACTCCTGACTTTAGCTTGGAAGGCTAAGGTAATACCATTTTACGAATCCCGCATAACACTACTTATTATACATCAAAAGCCTTTGTAAATCAAGCAGCCTTTTGATGCGACATAATGTGTTTTAATCTATCAGCGCAGTAACTTGCAGCGAATGCATTTGGCTTAACCAAAGGAATCACGTTACACATACCACGAATGTAACCAGTCGCTTCATTGATTACACAAGAACTACCATGCATTTCGTTGGGGTTGATATCCAAGTGAACTTCAACGATTCTATCTTCCAACACGTCATGTAACTTGTTGTACAACTCTGCAATTTTATATACTTCATTCATCAACCGCATACGTGGTCTGTTTTTCTTTTGATCCCAGTCACGTTCACGTTGAACTTCACCGAAAATCTTACAACCATGTTTGCCATCAATGTGAACAACAATAACAAGTGTGTAATCTGCGTACCAATCATTTCCAATATTAAATCTCTCAGAGTCTCCACCAATATAGATCTTTGTCTCTGGACTTTGACTTTCGATGAATGTTTTAACTTCATCAATATCGATACGCTTCATGATTGCTCCTAATTTATCATGTTTATTAATTCTTTAGCGATTTTTTGTCGTTTCTCTGCAGTTGGCTCGCCAAGAATAACAATAATGTATTTTCTTGCTCCTCTTTCAACAAATAGTGCTAAACATCTACCAGCTTTATTGGTAAATCCTGTTTTACTCAATGCAATATCATGATACTCTTTTAATAGTGTCATATTGGTATTGTGTAATGTATAATATGACTTTTTATTTTTATAAAATGTTTTCTCAGTAGTTGAGGATATTTTTCGTATCAATGGATACTTCTCTGATTCAATTACAATATCAACGTACTCTCTTGCTGTGCTGCGATTGAAGACACTTAGACCACTTGCATCATGATAAAATGTTTCATATAAACCAATTTTTTCTGCTTTACGATTCATTGCTTTAACAAATGCATAACTACCACCATCATACTCTTTAGCAATTTTCTCAGCTACTAAATTATCAGATCGTATTAATAATCGTTCAAGTAATTCTTGTTTGTAGTTACCACTGTCTATGTATACCATAGCAGTCATTAGTTTAGTGAGACTAGCGATTGAACTTACATCATGATAGTTGAAACCAGTGACAATAACATGTTCATCGGCATCATATAAAATATGAGACTTACCAAACGCATTGATACTGGCCAAGAGTAATATTGCTACTATAAATTTCATACATATTCCTGGAGCGGGCAAAGAGACTCGAACTCTCGACATCTTCCTTGGCAAGGAAGTGCTCTACCAACTGAGCTATACCCGCATTACTTGGCACCCCTCGAGGGACTCGAACCCCCACTTACGGTTTTGGAGACCGCAGTGCTGCCATTACACTAGAGAGATATTATCTTTAAACTGGTGCCCACAGTCGGATTCGAACTGACCACCTACGCATTACTAGTGCGTTGCTCTACCAAATGAGCTATGTGGGCTTAATTGGTCCGAGTAGCAGGATTCGAACCTGCGACCCTCTGGTCCCAAACCAGATGCGCTACCAGACTGCGCTACACTCGGATAAAACTTGGTGCCCCATGACAGAATCGAACTGCCGTAACCTGATTACAAAACAGGTGTAATACCATTATACTAATAGGGCATTAACATATTCATAGTTTACCGTCTCTGAATTCTCTCGGTAAACAATTGCTCCATTCTTCAAATGGAATCTTTTTGCCATCTCAGTCTTAGGACTAAGTGTTACAAATCGTTTAATGTCTTTGTTATGTTCTTTAATGTAATCAACAACGTCAAAGATTAAAGTTCTACCAGCACCTGGAGCATAACTCCATATGGTATAGAAAATAGCAACATTTGGAGTATCGGTAAATTCAAACAAACCAGATTCAGAATCTGGAATAGTTGATTGATAACTGACACATGTGATTGCTTTTACCTTATTTTCTTCATCTCTTAAAACGAAAATGTCTTTGTTACTACCAACCCTATCAACATGTGGTATATTTGGTCTAACTGGATCTTCACTTATAAGATTAAAAAAACTATCGCTTATCGATTTAATTAAATGTAACATTGCAATCTAATAATTTATACATTAAAACTGGCTCCGAGTGTGAGGATCGAACTCACCTAGTCATTGATTAACAGTCAAGTCCTTGCACCATGCTTGGATTTCTCGGAATAATACTTACTACTTATATGGTGGTGATAGTTGGATTCGAGCCAACGACCTACTGCGTATGAAGCAGTTGCACTACCGCTGTGCTATATCACCATGTTAAAACATACTAGCATGAGCCTGTTGTCATTTATCCCTGCGGGGAACTAATATGTTTTAATATGGTGCCCCAAGCGAGACTCGAACTCGCAAAATTTGGCTTCTAAGACCAACACGTATACCAATTCCGTCATCGGGGCATTGCTTCCTCTCTGCGGTGGTAATTATAGTACATCAAGATACGACGCTATCGTACCCATCACACGTACCTTCCACCCACTTCACGCACCAGAGAGAACTCTCGTATTGCCAACGCTAGTTAGGTTTAACTAGAACCACCCGTAGATGTCACTCTACTTCTATCATGCGGGTCACACTAGCCGACGACACTCGGCATGTTTGGTTGCAGGGGAAGGATTCGCACCTCCGATCTCCAGCTTATGAGACTGGCGGGGACGGCTAGACTCCCCTACCCTGCGATATTATATTAACTCATGTTCCAGGTCCACAGACTCGCTGTAATAACCATTGGATTCACCCAGCCATCTCACATCCACATAACCCTTGCGAGTAGCGAACTTGTAGAATGTCCAAGTTACTGATTCGTGATAGTCTTTATCAAAGTAAGCTGGAGTTTCTCCAGACACTTCTTCAGCTATCAACAGTGGTTCACCTACCAAGTCAGACAAGTCACCAACGATATCTTCTATCGAAACAGACTCGCAACAATCTTGATAGTGGAAGAATCTGAATCTTTCAGTTTCGTTCGCAAACACCATCTCATAACCATCTTGTGTCACCGAAGTAAACACTTTTCCAACCATATTTAACATATTCATTTTTATTTCCTTACAACAATAACTTGGCGATGCGTGGGAGAATCGAACTCCCGTCTTCGGATAGACAATCCGAGATAATGACCATTATATGAACGCACCTAAAATAGGATAAGCTACTTGTTTCCACACAAGCCCTTAATTGAGCAGTTACTCTGTCCATCCCTTTTATTCTAACGTCTGTGTGCAGAGGGAACTGCCTATCAGATTCTGGATTTCTCCGCTTACGGTCTTCTGCCACCGAACCTCTATCGCTAGTTAAACGCTACTTTAACGAAAGTAGTAACGGGATTCTGGTGGAGAATCTTGGAATCGAACCAAGTGTGCCGTAAGGCGACGGATTTACAGTCCGCTGCAGTCACCAATGCTGCTCATTCTCCATATACCATTAGTTTTGTTGTCGCACTATTTGCTAGATCGCAACGGAATTGGTGGCCACACTACCGTTTATTGATAAAGTTACTTAGGGTTGACGTTTACCCAATGGCTTACGACAACAAAACTAATGGTACTCGATAGGGGAATCGAACCCCTCTTACCTACGTGAAAGGCAGGTGTCCTAACCGATAGACGAACCGAGTAAAGGTGGTGGTTTTTAGAGAACCACCAAACTCTTGGCTGACCTTTGGTCATTTAATGTTTCCTGCTCAGCGTTTTGACATGCATCCCTTGCGGGCTGACCATCAAGGTCCATTTAATGCGTCCTGCGTTGCGTTTTGAAACAACCTTCTCTTTGCCTCATGCTACGTATTTACCGTAGACTCAGAGAGGACTTCAGAACTTTTATTATACATCAACTTTGATTAAAAGTCAAGCAATTTCTTCAACCAAAGAGTAGCGAACCACTGATAATTTGAAGCAGTCGATACGACGTTCTGCATTTTGCATAGCATCATGCACAACCACATCACCACAATCAGCGTACTTCTCTACATCAACAACAGTCAGAGTGTTTTTGCTACCATCAGCAGGAACATACTTCTGACCAACTTCAATTTTGTATTTTTGATAATCAAACATCATATACTCCTAATCAATCATCATAAGACTATTATACATCAGATCTGAATTAAAGTAAACACATTTCTGAAAGACCTTCAGATCCGTAGGGTCATTCAACTGGAGTGCATGACAGGAGTCGAACCTGCATGATACGGATTTGCAATCCGCTCCCTAGCCTTTCGGGTCACATGCACATATCTGGTACCCTTGCTCGGATTCGAACCGAGAGAACTTCTCCTTTTGAGAGAGATGACTTTACCAATTTGTCCACAAGGGCATTGGTGGGCTGACTGAGAATTGAACTCAGACTCGACCGATTATGAGTCGGTTGCTTTACCATTAAGCTATCAGCCCGAACTGGTGCGGCATAGTGGAATCGAACCACTATTCTGGCTTTAGAAGAACCATGTCCTATCCGTTGAACGAATGCCGCAAAAATGGTACGAGTAGCCAGAATCGAACTGGCATGCCCATTACAGGCGAGGGATTTTAAGTCCCTTGTGTCTACCTATTCCACCATACTCGCAATTTTGGCGGAGAGTGTGGGAGTCGAACCCACTCGCCCATTTCTGAGCGTCGGATTAGCAATCCGATGCCTTACCATCCAGCCCACTCTCCTTGTCTTACATCGTTGGTCCATTACCATTCTTGAAACCTACTATGCCACCTTCTTCTTCGATGCGTTTGATAACATCTTCAAACAAGATTGGTCTAAAGTCTGTTTGCTCAACACACACGCAATGATATCTTGTATCAATGATTTCACCACCCATCTTCTTAAACATAACTCTATTGCTATGCGTATGACCATGGATGTTTACACCAAAACGACCAAGACTTTCTGGGTGCAAAGGTATGTGGCTCAAAATCATTCCATTCATTACATGATAAGCACGCAACTCACGAAAATGTTCACGGTATTCGGCATCTCGAAAGATGTCATGATTACCACGAATCAAAACTTTATCACCATTCAACCTACGCATGATTCCCATTGCTTTGCGGTTGATCACTACGTCACCAAGATGATAAACTTTATCAGTTGGCTTTACAGTTTCGTTCCAACGCTTAACCATTTCCTCATCCATTTCTTCGGCTGAGTCCCATGGTCGCAATTTAGTCACACCATCATTACGCATAAACTTGCATATGCCCATGTGACCAAAGTGCGTATCGCTAACTAAAAATACACTTGGCATATCGTTCTCCTATAAAATTGGTGGAGCGAGTAGGGATCGAACCTACCTGTACCGAAGTACCACTGGGTTACAGCCAGCTAGAACACCATTGTTCCATTCACTCCATAATTTGGCGGAAAGCAGAGGAGTCGAACCCCATCCCATTTCTGAGAACCTAGTTTTCAAGGCTAGTCGCAGGACCATCCCCGCTGCATTACTTTCCATATCTTGGTGCGTCCTGAGAGATTCGAACTCCCAACCTCAGGTTTCGAAGACCTGCTTTCTATCCAGTTGAATTAAGGACGCATGGTACCTTGTGACGGGATCGAACCGCCGACCTTCTCCTTGTAAGGGAGACACTCTACCGCTGAGTTAACAAGGCATAAAAATTTGGTGGAGGATGGGAGGATCGAACTCCCACTTCATGCTTGCAAAGCACATGTGCTCCCATTATCACTAATCCCCCAAAAATACTGGTTCTCTGTAGTGGAATTGAACCACTGTCGCTCGATTATCAGTCAAGTGCTCTACCATTGAGCTAACGGAGAATAATTTCGATTTTCATCTTCCACTACTTACAACTGCTTCCCAATTTATCGTCCATCGGCACCCGTGGTAGGGCTCACGATGCTCATCGGTCTGACATTCTAGTGTCAGTGATCCTTGGGATAGGACTGCTACGCCTTAACCTGCGTAGCATCAGGTAAACTGGTACCGAGAGACGGGATCGAACCGCCCACACCTTGTGCTTCAAACAAGTGCTCTACCAACTGAGCTATCTCGGCAATTTTCTTTGGGGTGACTAATGGGAGTTGAACCCATACGATCAGAATCACAATCTGAGATGCTACCGCTACATCATAGTCACACCAAAGAAAACTACTACCATATTGAAACACACTCAAACGGATCCTTTTCGCCTATCCCTCATCAGCCGTTTCAGACAGGGTAGGGTAGAGTATGTTTCAATATGCGAACTCATGTAGGCAGGAATCGAACCTGCGTTTGCCTCTTGAATCGAGGCTTTCTTACCACTAGAAGACTACGAGTTCATCGGGGTCATGACTCCCGATTATGGTTGGGGTTAATTACTCCCCTCTGCTGCTCCCGAAGGCTATACATTTACCATATAGAAACACACTCAACGACATAGGCAATTGGATCTCCCTGTCTTACTGAACCAACTTCAGTGAATGTGTTTGTATATGGTAGGGGCACAGGGACTCGAACCCTGAATTGGCAGATTAAAAGTCTGCTGTGATAACCATTTCACTATACCCCCATATGGTCCACTCGCTGAGACTTGAACTCAGAACTCGATGATTAAGAGTCATGTACGTTACCATTACGCCACGAGTGGTTGTACGTATTTTTTTGATTTTACGTGCCAACTAAGACCATACGGGGGATCTTAGCGACACTAGCTTTTACCAGATTTTCGCTTCATACAATTTCCTTTTTAAATTATCTAACCAAATAAAAGTACACTCAAGTCCGTGGCTCGGAAGGAACTATACCCACGATGGCTTGCGCCAGTCCTAGTGTACTTTTATTTGGCACCCGAAGTAAGAATCGAACTTACAATAACAGATTCAAAGTCTGCTGTGTTACCACTACACCATTCGGGAACATTTGGTACGCAAATTTTTAAAGATCTAAAAGCTAAGTAGACGATGCCACTCAACCAGAACACTTATTCTACATCAAGTAAGAATAAAAATCAACAACTTTCTGAAAGACCCTACATCATGTAGGGTAAAACAAAAAACCCTCTGGATTTTCATCTCAGAGGGTTTTGGTAAAGAGACTTGTAGTCTTACATCTTTTTACCAAAACCCTTCGCATCAATCTCATATGATAGCGCAAATGCTGGGCGTGTGCTATTCCAGCCAGCTACGAGTGGTAACTGTTTATGCATTCTGGATTGTAAACACTGTATCGATTTCATAGTAGAAATTATACTTCCCTTTTGATTTAAAGTCAACAACAATTTTGTAAGACCCTACACACAGTAGGGTTTACTTATATTCTATTTAGGTATATTATACGCCCAAACCACTTGCAAGTCAACACTTTTTGAAATATATTTTTCAACTTCAATGTTACACTTGGTCAAAAAGTCAGTGCCAAGTGTATCACGATATGACTCTCTGTAATAAACTTTCTTCACACCTGCGCCATAAATGAGTTTAGCGCAATTGATGCAAGGAGCATGAGTGCAGAATAAATCGGCACCATTGCCTGATTCGCCATCACGTGCAAGTTTAAGAATAGCATTAGCTTCTGCATGAATAACCTCATCTTTCGTTTTTATCTCTTTAGTAAAATTATTGTAGTCATAGCGAGGATCTGTCTTCGCAACATCAACTACATGTTCGCATTCATTAGTCCATCCAGCTGGCATACCATTGTAGCCAATTGAGATGATACGATTGTCTTTTACAACAACAGCACCAACCTTCAATCTAGTTGCACTAGACAACTCTGCGAATCTCTCCGCAGTGTCCATGAATGCATCAATCCACTTCTTTTTCATCTAATAATCAATCGTTTAATAAGTTTACTACACTTTTCTTTGAAGGTCAAGTTTCGCTGGTAGATTCGGCTCCAGTCGGAGCCTTCAAGTTTTTTGCTTTCTTTTCCTTTGCAACAGGTGCAGGAATAAATCCAGCTTCAGCAACTAACTTATGTGTAATCTTTGGATACAGTTTAGTTAGCTTCTGATCTTTAATTGCTAGTACCAATTCAGCTTCTGTTGGATGTATACTCTCCAGCAACTGCACGAACAAAGTTTCTTTACGCAGTGGTTTCAAATCAGTACGACAGAAGATATAAAGTTTACGTGTTTCTTGATATAGATTCGCAGGTGTCATACCAATTGGTGCGGCATCTTTCTTGAATGGTGGATCGCCTTCAGGTAATGCAAACTTCTTTTCTTCCAAGAATGCATGTTCAAAGATTAAACGTAAAGCACCATTGCCTTTATACTGCTCAATCTTTTTAGGATCCGTATTGATTTCCTGTAGAATTTCAGTGATATATTTCGCCATGTTTTGTCCTTAAAAGTCATCAAGTTCATCCAACAGCAAACGACAACGATTCTCGATCAGATAATTCATGACCGACATCTTGTCGCCAGTTGGCTTGTTATTTAGATACGCATCAACAATAGACTGTGCTACATCTTCTGGAATAAATTCAAAGTCAATCAGTTGTAGATTACGATGCCAGTTGCGACGTTCATCATCATTACGACATGCATCAAAACCTTTCTCAAGGAAGTCATCGAGTCGCTGAGAACTAATGCGTTTTTGGCGCACACCTTCTTGTAAGAAGATATCGTCTGGTGACAATATGTTTGGAATACCATCATCACCTGCTTTTACTACATGGGTGATAAACTTCTCATGCAACTCTCGCTTGGTGGCTGTGATCTGTTTCTTTTGCATTGGCGAGTACTGCGAAACATTACCCCACTTTTGCAACTGAATAAAGTCACCATCAGATGAAAGAATCAAAATCTTTTGTGGATCTTCCATCAATCCCTGTTGAACGAATCCATTCGTTTGAGACCACTTAGCCATAACAGCAATAACGTCATCTGCTTCAGCACGATCGATGTGGATAACTTTCCATGGAAAATGCTTGGAGATATCATTACGCATCTCGGATAACGTATCAAAGATTAGAGTCCAATCCAATTCAGAAGCATCACGTGCTTTCTTACGACCAGCTTTGTAGTATTGGAATACATCTCTGCGCCAGTACTTACGACCATCGCAACAGATGACTAACTCGCCATATTCTTTACCATACTTTTTCTTGTATGACTTGATTGTTGATAGGGTTACATGGCGAATAAGGTTTTTAACCTCAGACTCAGTACCTTTCAACTCTCTCTGGAATGTCAAGATGGCAGATAGTGCCACCTGACTATAATCAACTAAAATCATTAAAATGCTC